TTCTTTTACTCTTAACGGAATCCAGCATGTCTTTCGTGGTGCTCGTACTAAGCTTGATGCAGAGCAATGTGCTTACTATTATCTTTTAACTTGTCCTGAAGTTGCTAGAAAACTTGGTTCTGAAACAAAAGAACCAGAACCTGTTAGCCCACAATTAATTGACGTTCCAAAGCTTCAACAGCAATTGAAAGATGCTAATGAGGAGAAACTTACCTGGAAAACTAATTATGAGCGTGCCGTTGACGATGCTCTCACCTATAAGAATCAAGTTGAAGTCTACAAATCTGAATTATCTAGACTGGGTCCTAAATTTGACTCAATTCAAAATGATCTTAAACAATTGAAACTTGATTCCGCAGATCTTCGCCGTGATAATGAATTGCTTAAGAGCGATCTTCGTTCTCGAGCAAATTATATCAATGAGCTCGAAGAGAAAAATCGTGCTTTAGTAGCAAAGATCTCACACAATGATAAAAGATCAAAAGCCCTGAATGTACTTCTGAAGTCTACTCAGGACGAAGGTCCTATATCATCTCAATTGATCAGTGCTCTTTTGCAGATCGGTGGTGTCGAACAAAATCCAGGTCCCATCGTTGAGGCAAATACTCCATTCTCCATTTCTCAAGAATCTCTTATTAGACCTCCTGCTTCTGACGCTCCCACTGGTGAAGCATTACGTGCTAGAATGCTTGAAATTCTTGCAAAAGAACCCCAGTTCAACCAACCTGTTTACTCCAGTAATATGGATCTTAATCGTATTTTGGCTCCAGCTTATTTCTATAAGGATGAACCCCGAAAATTCGTATATACTTCTACAAATGATGGTTTTCTTCCAAATTATTATGATAATTTCAAACCTACTGTCCTTCGTCATAACTATTTTAATGATCCTGATGAACTTGCTATGGCAGTAGAATGTAGATGTGTTAACTGTAAGGAGTTTATTCGTATTCAACTCATGATTGGTGGTGTTGAACAAAACCCTGGTCCCACAAATAAGATCTCAAAGAACGAGGAAAACAAGATTGAGAGAGCAGTGGAAAGAAAGATCAGTCGCAAAGTCCGTAAAATCGTTAAAGGTGGCAGAAAATCTAATTCCAAACCTAAAGTTGTTGTTGTTAAAACGACAACTAGACCAAGGAAAGGAAGAAGAAATGGAAACAGAAGAAAACCTAGAATGTCTAAGCAATTGGATACTGTTTCTGGTGTTGGTCAAGCGTTATCCCTTGTAGATGCTATCGTTTTATCCTTTGTTGATCCCTCCGGCTCTCAATTTGTCAGATATGCAAGTGAATATACTTCTGAAGAAACTGCTATTTCTTCACCGTGGATCTCAATAGATTGTAAATGGGATACTTCAAATCTTTCAGCAGACCATTTGTTTGCTGTGTTGTTTCCTTCAGTTGAAAGATGGGTCATTCATAAATACGAGGGCACTGTGCCTGCATATGAATATACCTTTTCTTTCGTAAATGGTTCAGCTACACATGATATAGATTATGGTGATATTGCTGCCACTGATAAAGTTCCTATTCCTTTTATTCTTGGTAC